CCCGCTCTCGTTTGCGAGGTTGACAATGCTGGTCAAGGTCGGCGGCACGGAAGTTGACATCCGTGTGGAAGCCATCCTGTCGATGCCTAGGCTTTCGTTTACGGCCAACCATTTCGCCTGGGCACAGGCGCTCATGCCGCTGGGCATCAGGCCAACCATGGGCACTGGTGCGTTCTGGGACCAAGTCAACACAAGGGTAATGGAGCAATTCATTAATGAGGCGGAATATCTGCTGACCATCGACTACGACACGTTCTTCACCAAGCAGGACGTAGAGCAGTTGTTTGCCATGGCGATGACGTTTCAGTGCGATGCCGTCACAGGGCTGCAGACCAAACGTGAAGACGGCCGCCCGATGCTGACGCTGAAGGGCTGCTTGGACAATCCGCCGGAAGGCGGCACAACGCAGGTGGAAAAGTCTTGGTTTGCGGAGCCAGTGCAGGAAGTGGACAGCGCCCACTTCGGCCTTACGGTCATTAGCACCGCCGCACTAAAGCGGTGCAAAAAACCTTGGTTCTGGACAAAGCCAGATCCGCAAGGCTCGTGGAACGACGGCAGGACGGACAGCGATATCTGGTTCTGGAAAAACTGGCGTGAAAGCGGCAATCGAGTTTTTGTCTCTCCACGCATCGTGCTGGGCCACGGCGAATACGTTGTGACGTGGCCTAGCCAAGACCTAGGCAAACCAGTGTTCCAGTGGACAACGGAATTCACCAACACACTGAAGCGGCCGGAAACTGCATGGAGCGTGCCCCAATGAGGAAACTTAGATTTCTGCGGCCGTGGCGTTCGTACCGCACTGGCCAGGTGGTCGATGTTCCTGGCGGCATTGCGGCACAGCTGCTGTCCCAGAGGTTTGCTGTCGAGGATACGCAGGGCAGCCTGATCGAAACAGCGGCCATTGAGCAGCGGGCAGAGACGGCAGACGCCACCACACGCAAGCGAGGACGCCCACGTGCAGTACCGAAGCCTGACACGCCAGACGCCGCCAGCCGTTGAGCCCGTTACGCTGGCAGAGGCTAAGGCCCACCTGCGTGTGGACACGTCCGACGATGACAACTACATCGGCACGCTCATCACGGCTGCCCGCGAATGGTGCGAGCAGTACCTAGACCGCACGCTGGTACATACGCAGTGGGTGATGCGGTTCGACACGTTCCCGCCTGACGGGACGCAAGACATTGAGCTTCCACGCCCGCCAATGGCGACGGCCGGCACGACCACGGCGGTGGCCCTGGCGTTCACGTTTGAGAACGGCACTACTTCTACATACTCCACGGCCAGCTACCGCGTGGACCGGGCCGGCACGCCTGGCACCGTGAAAACTCTCTACGGCCAGACGTGGCCGCCGCACTTGATGGATGACAACGCAATCAGCGTGACATGGTGGGCTGGCTATGGAGCCAGCGGCACGAGCGTCCCGGCGGCGATCCGGCACGCCATGCTCATGCTGATCGGCACGTGGTACGAACGCAGGGCGTCAGCAGACAACGCTGGCGGTACTGAGGTGCCGTTCGGCGTGAAGTCGCTGCTGGACTCGCAACGCTGGGGCTCCTACCGATGATTGACGCCGGCAAGCTCCGCGAGCGCGTCACGGTGCAGATTGCCAGCGGCAGCACAAATGCCTTTGGCGAAACGGTCCTGTCTTGGGCAAACAGCACGTCAGCGTGGGCCAGCGTTGAAGGCGTATCCGCACGCGAGTCTCTTGGCCTAGGCCAGCAGGAAATTGGCGTAACGCACCGTGTGCGGATGCGTTACCTGCCTGGTCTAACTCAGAACATGCGGTTGTCGTGGCGTTCCCGCACGCTGGACATCGTGAGCCTGCTCGAGCACAGCAACCGCAGCGAGCACGAAATCATCTGCCAAGAAACGGTGAAGTAATGGCAGACCCGTTTATCAGCATTCGCCTTGGCAAGCGTCGCACCAAGGGCAGCATCGACCTTGGCATCGTGGAGCCGCTCAAGGACGTGGTGGCCAAGCTGCAGGAACTGCCAAAAGACATCAGCATCAAATACCAGATGAAGGCCCTGCGGAAAGCCGCCAAGCCAGGTATGGCGGCGTTGCGGGCAAACTACTCTCAGCTGGGCCAGGTCACCGGCAACCTGCTGGCCAGCGTCAGCAAGGCCGAGCGGAAGTACACCAACAACAAGCAAGGCTTGCCCGTCAGCGTTGTCGTCGTTGGTCCGAGGCGGCCGACAAACAGCAAAAGCCAGAAGAGCGCCACGCCTGCCTTTGGCGGCGGCACAGTTCTTAAGGGGCCGAACAGAGCCTATCACTCGCACCTAGTTGAGTTTGGAACCAAGCCAAGGACGCCTGGTTTCAAGACACGATCCAAGCGGCGTGGCAGGGTGTTGCTTGGCGGCAGGATTCGCACCAGGCGCGAAAACTACCTTGAGGCGTCTGGAAACAAAAGCGGAGTCCTGTCGTCCTTCTCCGGCCGTGGCCCGTTCAAGTCGAAGGGGCGTGGTACGTATCCGCTGGACTTTATTGCCACAGGTCGAGTCAGTGGCACTCAGGCCAAGCATCCCCTCCAGCGGGCCTTTGCGTCATCGCGGTCCCAAATGCAGAGCATCATTGACAGTGAAATGCGGAAGGCGCTGACCAAAGCAAGCGCTGAATACGCCAAACGGCTAAGGGATATTGGGCCATGAAAGCACCAGAAAGAGTCCTGCTCACTGCGCTTACCTCGAGCACGGCCGTCTTTTCGCTGATTGGGGCAAGGATCAAGCCTCTTGTAGTTCCAACGGAAACGCCGCTGCCGTACGTGACGTGGCGCCGCATAGGCATCCAGCGGACGCAGACGCTCGGAAGCCCTCTGGGTACTCCAAAGCTGACGCTGGAATACAGCATCTACGGCGCCACCTACGACCAGGCCCGTGAAGTGGCTGACGCCATGCGTGTCGTTCTGGATGGGTACGGCGGCACGGTGGACAATACGACTGTGAAGCAAACGTCCCTGGAAAACGAGTCTGACGATTTTGTTTCGCTGGGCGGTGCGGAGTTGCCTCCGGCCTATCAAATCACGCAGGTGTACGACGTAATCTGGCAGGAGATTTAAAGCATGGCCGTCACGCCCCATGATGCTGGCACGACGTTCTCTTTCGGCGGTACGAATTTCACCGTCACGTCCATCACCTACACGATCGGCGCCACAGGCGGCGGTGGCACCGATGCAATCGACGTGTCCCACCTTGGCCAGACGACCGGGGCTTCTGTGCTCTCGCAGTCCAGGCCGCTGGTCGGATCTGCCGGAACGACTGACACCGGCAAGTCTGTCAGCATCGAGTACATCGGAAATGCGGTCATCGCTCAAAACACCACCGGAACGCTCACCATCACTGGCGGCGTTGCGGTGAGTGCCACGGCTACCTGCAACTCGTCCAGCGTCACGCTGACGGTAAACGACGTGGTGCGTGGTTCCGCCGATTTCTCTTTGGCTTGAACCACGGAGGTTTCCGTGGCGACATACAGCACAGGCATCTCTGCCACATGGGGTGCCGTGACGTTCCAAGAAATGCAGTCGCTTTCGTGGAACTACGGCGGTGCAGGCTCTAAGGGCCGTGCCGTGCCGTGGTCGGATGAAGTCGGCAATCTGACTATTCAATGCCTCAGCATGTCTGGCGTTGCGGTAACGCACGTAGGAAGCACGGCCACGCTGACAATCACAGGCGGCGGCTGCAACTTGACAGTTCCTGCACTCTATGAGTCTGTGAGCACCGATGCTGAACTCAACGGGGTCACTAAATACAGCATCTCGCTCAAGGTTCTCAATTAGCAGGAGCAGCCATGGATTTGACCAAAGACGCGATTCTTGGAGCCAATGACCTAAACGTGCTCAAGGTGCACGTCAAGGAGTGGGGCGGAGACGTGTACGTGCGAGTGATGACGGTTGGTGAGCGTGACGCCTACGAATGCGAATGGCTGGCCAACAAGGAAAAGGGCGTCCAGAACTTCCGCTCAAAGTTCCTGGCTCGATGCCTGTGCGACAAGGAAGGCAACCGCCTTTTCACCGACTCTGAGATCGACAAGCTGGCAGGCAAAAGCATTGCCGTCGTGGACCGATTGTTCAATCGTGCGATGAAACACAATGCCATGAGCATGGAGGACGTGAACGAACTAGCGGGGGAATGAACGCCCGGCCCGCACTGTTGTTTGCCATGCGGCTGGCCGGGCACCTGGGCATGACGCTTGGTGAACTGCACCAGCGCATGGACAGCAGAGAATTTTCTATGTGGATGGCATTGCATCTGTACTACGAACCGATCGGTGGAGGGTGGGAGCAAACCGGAACGATTGCCGCAGCGATTCTGGCACCTTACTGCAGGCGTGGGCAGGTGCCTGAGCCAAACGATTTCATTCCGGTACTCAAGAAGAAGCCGCAACACAAGACGCAGATTCACGACGTGCTGCGGCAAATGGCCGCAGACTTGAATAAGAAGCAGTAGCCATGGCCACGATTGCACTTGGGTTCAACATCTCGGCGTCCGCCACGGGCATGGCCCAGGGCGTCAACGCCGCTGCCGTTGAGCTTGAGAAGCTTGGCCTGGCGGCAAAGAAGACTGCAGGCGACGTTGGCGTTCTGAAGACGCTGTCCATTGGTCAGGCATTCGTGAACGGCGTGCAGTCGGTGTACAGCACGTTTTCTGGATTTGCCCAGGGCGCTTTTGACGCCGTTGAATCCACGTCGAATTTGTCACGGGAGCTTGGCGTCAGCTACTCGCAGCTGCAGGAACTGCAATTAGCGGCAGACCTGGCTGGCGTGTCCACAGAGTCCCTTGGCAAGGCGTTCACCAAAGCACAGGTCACAATCGTCAAGGCGTCTCAGGGCGGCAAGGAAGCCGTGGCAGCGCTGTCGTCAATCGGATTGAATGCCGCTGACTTTCAGGGGCTTTCATCGTCTGAGCAGTTCACGCTTATTGCCAACGCCATCAACAACATTGCAGACCCGGCCCAGCGGGCGGCGGCTGCAGTGTCAATCTTTGGCAGGAGCGGCACCGAGTTGCTGCCTGTCTTTCGAGAGCTTGGCGGCAACCTGCAAACGTCGCAGGATTTCCTGTCCAAATTCGGCGGTGGCCTCAGTGCACTAGATGTAAGCCAGATCAATCAACTTGGCGACACGTTCCAGCTGGCTGGCAAAGCCATTGAGATCGTTGGCCAGCAGATCTTGGCTCAACTGGCCCCAGCGTTGACTCAAGCGGCTGAGCAGTTCATTAACTTTGCTGCGTCTCTTGATATTGAGCAGATCGCCAGCACGGCAACCAGCGTAATTGAAGCGTTTGGCGGTGCCCTGACGCTTGCCTATACCGTAGCCTCTCTGCTGTCTCCGGTGTTTGATGCAATTGGGTCTGCCATTGAGTTTCTTGCCAGTAATGCCAAGGGTGCAGCCGCAGGCATCGGCCTAGCTGTGACAGCCATGGCAACCTATCAGGTGTATTGCGGCATTGCTGCGATTGCCACCGGTGGATTTGCCGCAGCCGTTCGTGCGTTGCTGGCTAGCTCAGGCATCGGCCTGATTGCCGTAGTCGTCGGCGCCGCAGGAGGTGCTTTGCTGGAGTGGGGCCTGAGTGCACAGCAGGCCGGAGGCAAAGCCGAGAACGCCTCTAAGGCATCTGCAAAAGCTGCCCAGCAGGCGGCAGTATCAGCCCAGGCAGTGGCGGAGGCCACGGCAGGTGCCATTGGGAGCACCTTTGACGCCGCAAAGGGTGCGGCTCAGCAAGCAGCCGAGGAGGCCAAGAAGGCCAGCGATGCAGCACGCAAGGAGGCCGATGCTTCAATCCAACGGCTGACTGTGGAGCAGCAGTTCGGCGGCGACAATCAGCGGTTTGCTGCAGCCCAAGCAGTTCAAGCTATTGAGCAAGACATCAGGCGTACCGAGGAAGAGATCGCTGCGGCCAGGGAGGCTGGCAACCAAGACGCACTAGACGCAGGCACTCGAAGGCTGGCCCAACTCGACCAGGCCATGGCCCGTGAGAAGGACATAGCCAGCGGGGCCGCCAAGGCTGCCAAGGAGCGTGCAAAGCTTGAGGAAAAATATGCAGAGGCGCGGTTGGCGTTTGACGAAAAGCGGCTAGCCGCACTTGCAAAGCCCAGCACAGAACTGCTGCAACTCGAGGACACCAGGACGGCATCAGGATATGCAGCCCTCCAGCGGTTCTCACAGGATCAGTCTGACGATCCAGCGGTGCAGGAGTACCGCAAGCAACTGAAGGAGTTGCAAAAGATCCGGCAGGAAATCGCAAAGACCGCCGACCAAGTTGGCACCGTGGACATTCTTGGAGCCTGACGTGCCGCTGACGTTTCGAGAAGTAATCCCCAGGACGTATGACCACAAGCTGGGCGGAAGCCCAACGGCTGGCCGTGTCTACATGGCGACCGTTGATGAGCCGATGTCGCAGCAGGCCGTCATTGATGCCATCGGCATTCAACTTGGTTCGGGCCACCCTGACCACGCTGGACTAATCTGCGACGGCATCTCGGTTGATGAGCCCGACCGCCATCATGTCACGGTCACGTACAGCTATGGAATTCCTGACGATGAAAACAACGATCCTGAGAATCCAGATGCACCGCCATGGCTTCAGGCAGACCAATGGTCGTTCAGCAGTTCAAACGCCAGCGTAGCGTGCAAGCAGCATTTTCCGTTTAACAATCCGGCAGACACGCCAAACATTGCTAGGCCGCTGACAAACACGGCAGGCGACGCAATCTTCGGGCAGTCTCGCGCTGAATCTGAACTAAAAATCACAATCTCGGCGTCACGCCTGCAGATTGACCTAGTCGAAATACGAAAGCACCTAAACGGAATCAACAATGCCGCGTGGGCGGGGTTTCCAAGGCATACCGTTCAGTTTGTCGGCGCGTCCGCGTCTCCAGACAAACTAGAGTGGCAAGGGCTTGTGCAAAAGTTTTGGAGAGTCAATATCGAGCTAATTTACCGCTCGTCGACGCACAACATCTTTCTTCCGAACGTCGGGTGGAATGTCATTGTCGATGGGAGGAAGCAACGCGCGTGGACCTACATTACTGAAAAAGGCGTCACAGAAAAGGTTCCGTCGCCGCATCCGGTGGCGCTAAATGCTGCCGGCGGGTTTCTGTGCGGCCCGCGCCAGGACCAAGCTTCTGAATGGTCAGGAAGCACAAGCGACGGCGACCCTGACACGCCTTACTACGGAGGCTGACGTGCCATACCCGTACGAAGAATCGTCAAGCGCATCAGAGTACGCCAATGATATTCAGGGGCAGGCTGGGGCGTGCCCGCCGAAAGATATTGAGTACCGCATCTACCCAGAGTGGGATTTTACCGATTTGTTTGGCGATCCGCCCGACAACGTCATAACGGCCTGACATCAGCTGCCTCGCAGTTTTAAGGTGACACATGCCATACAACGCCAGCACCGCTCCATCATCGCTGTCTTTTAGGCCAGCCACGTACAACATCGCGTGGGATGGCGTATCCAAGGCGCAGGCCACGTTTGAGCTGGCGTGCTTCAGCACTGCAGCTACCTACAGCGCTTTTGCATACCCTGTGTTTGCGTCCAAAAGCACAGTGGCGTGCGGGACTGGAACTAATGCAGTTGTGTATACACAATTTAAAGGGGAACGGGTTTTTACGCTTGGAACTGCGTGCCAGATCCTCAGCGAAGGAAATGTGCAGCTGCCGATAACGGCAGCAAACTCAACTGCAGCAATTTTGTTTTCTGCAGTTACATCAAATCTCGCCTATTCTCATGCTTGGCAATTAGTCGCCACCAAGAGTTCCGGCACGCAAGTGTTGATAGGCGGGCGAATTGACATTCAAACTTTCGATCCATACGAGCGGTCGCGCCCAACAGAAGCACCGGCCACGTTCGTGGAAATCAATGGTTGCCTCTAATGGACCCAGTAAACTTCACGCGTTCCGCTGCGGGGCGTATTGCACGCACAGTTCGTGAGGTTGAAGGCGGCAGCAGGGATTCTGACGGCCCCGACATCGATAGGCCGTGGGACTCTGTGCACCGCAGGGTATTTCGCGTGTGTACGTTCACTGGCAGTTGGTCAAAGAACACGGCCAAGGTTGTCACGTTCATTAACGTCACAACGACTCCAAACACCGTAAGCGCCACAAACCTGTTTGTAGATCTCGCCAGTTGCGCAACAACTGGAACTGCCACCACGACTAGCTGTGCAATAGCCAGAGAAGGCCGAACGTGGTACGTCATAGCCGCTGAGTGCTGCTGATGATCCTGCTACCCAACTGCGGTTGTTGCGGGTGCCCGTGCGGGCCTGAAACGT